CCCAACGGAGGTGTACTAAATAATATATATTATGTTGTTTTTAAAAACATCAATTTTTAACTAGAATGTATTATTCTGTTTCTTTTGGGCTTTACTCTCTTCACGCTTTCTTCTGCGGAGATCTTCTTTACGTTTCTTTTGAAGTCGTTTTGACTTCTTGAGATGAAACTCTTTTTTCTTCAAATCTTCCATCAATTCTGCCTTTTTAACTTGCTTGACGAATTGAGCTAATGCTCTGTCTAAATCGACCTGTTTATCACCTTTAACTTCAACGTACATACAACCTCCTATTATTTTGTGACCATTTTATATGCAACCGATACCATCTTATCAATAGATTCATTAATAAATTTTTCTTTATTTTCTGGAGACAGATTGTGTATTACTGTAACCAAGAGCTTTGCCGTAAAACCATCTATATATATTTCTTCTATTTTTGTAGGTTCACCCGTTTTCGCAGTATGTAAAATACTATTAAGTTTATTTTCCATATTAGTGTGGAATCCCCACGGTCCAACGTTGAATACTTCAAACATTTCTGGATGTACGTATCTAAATTTTCTCATCAGTTTTCCAGCTACTGCGTTTGCTTCGTTTTCAATATTCGACCCATCTTCACCATCTAGTACTTTTCCATCTTCACGTTGCTTGTGATGAACCAATTCATGTGCTAATGTTCGTAGTACATCTGCTGGATGACGATTTTCCTTAACAATAATGATTTCATCTGTTTCTGGATTATATGTACCGAATGTAGAATGCTTAGCAGAATAATCGTTACCAGCAAATTTAATATTTGTTGGTAACGATTTTAAGTCTAGTTCTTTTACTACAAACTTTACAAATTCCTTCGCTAGTTTCATTTTACTTCACTTAAAAAGTCGTAGATTAAACTATCAATACGTGAGTATGGGGTAATGATACGGTTTTCAGTTTGTTCGTTGATAAACGCACCCTTTGTACTTGGATTACTTACGATATCAAAACAAATAAGATTGAAATCGTCTTGCACTTCTACGGTGTTTTCTCCAAGTGGACGAACGGACCCCATACCTCTAGACGATACACCAAGTCGAATGTTGTTCTTGATAAGTTCACGAACGATATTACCAGATGGTGTAGAAAGAATTTCAATATTTCCACGAACCGCAGGGCCATCAAACCATAATTCGGTGACATTACAACATACGTTCTTCAAATTAACGACAGGACTTTCTGGATGGTCTAGTTCGCCCAAGGCTCTACGTTCAGCAACGAAATTACTTTTATATGCCATTGCTTCACGCATTAACACTTCTTCTGGATATACTCTTTTATTTTGATTTTCTTTTCCTGCTTGTTGTAATAATACGTTTTTAAGTACCAATGGCTTAGATGTATCAGCAGCTTCAGCTAATAATTCTTTTCCATAGTTGATAACATTATATTCGACTAATAAGTTCTTCATATTACGTTCCTCTAATTTCACGGATTCTCCCTGCAAGATGCAGTAACCGTGATTCTAATTTTAACAACCCCTGCTGAGTACGACGATATAATGCTTCACTAGCAATACCAGATTCGGTTTTCAAACGTGAGTTCATTTTAATAACACGTTCTACTTGTAAGATTGACCGATTAAGTTCAGTTATTGCTTTTGCTATTTTTTGATGTGGTGTTGCTGATTCATCTTTTTTGTAGGCGTGATATGGGTCCACGCCTTCAACCATAGGGTCGGCTGGACGACTTAATTCTTTTTGTCCACGAGGAGTTAGTTGCATACCAAATTGTGTAGCAACTCCACGCATTTTTGCTACATTTCCTTTCTTATTGCCACGGAATGCTAGTGGAGTTAAATACGCCCCGGCTCCGGCCGATGTACTGATTTCATTTAATTCTTCTTCAAGTACTTCATGTATCATCTTACGAATCATTAAGCGGAGTTTTTCTTCATTGGTCATAATGATTTAAGCTCCTTACGAATTTCATATCCAATTAACATTGCGGTCATATGGTTTTCTTTGACCACTTGAATATTTTGTATTTTTTGTAATTGAGATACAACTTCCATCAATTTAATCCGAGTAACTTTATCAGCTACGCTCTTTGAATGTTGTTTGATGTCTTTTATAAGCTTAAGACTTTCAGTTTGTAGATATGTTTTAAGCTTCGATGTATTTGATACATTATAAATGTATTCTTGTAACAACTTCTTTTGCCCCTCGTCAAGACCCTTATACTTTTTATTGAATCGTTCAATTAAAATCTTATAAGATAAGAATCTAATACTATCTTCTTGACTACGAACAATGTTGGACAGTTCACTATGCTCTTTAATTTGCTTATTTGACGTTTTACCAGATAGATATTCTACGATAGTAAATTGACTATTCGCCAATTCTTCTATTAGTGTAACTTTATTTGCGCCATTAGAAGCGGCATCAAAGTTCTTATAGATAGAAGCATAAATCTTATATGATGGAATACGAGCTGAGAAAAATTCTTTTAAGTCAAAGTTATTTTTGATTTCTTTAATTAAAAGATATTTTTGAAGATTGAGGTTACGTTGGTCAAGATTCTTATGCTGTTCGGTGACCAAGTTTAGTAGTTGAAATGCCTTTTGTTCTGAGATGTTTTGGACATTGAAGAATGCCCGATATAACATCAATTCTTTTCCGAGTTCTTTTTTCGGACTAAAGAATTCTCTCAGTAGTTTGACCGCAACTCCATTTTGTTTATTTTCCATTACGTCAGAAGTAACTTGACGTACTAGTAATTCAAACAAAATACCTGTATTTCTTAATTTATTATGCTTAATGCTTGGTTTCATATAAAATATCCGCCAAAGTGAACAAAATACCACTCATATATTAAATAGTATGTAATTTTTTAGTCCGTTAGTTTTTCATCCATATCATCTAATATATTTGATTCGTTTAGAATACTAAGATTTGATGAATGTTCCTTTTTTGCTTTTAATTGACTGATTAAATTAGAAATTTCTACCCGTTCTAATGATAATGGACTCTTTTTAGGTTGTGTCCGTTCTGGACGTAATACACCCTTCATAACATTCATATTTATTCTATGTCCGAGTCTATCCCGTCCTAACGGATCTCTATCTGTGTTTGGACGAATGGGTTCTTTAGGTCTGCCGATACGAGCTTCTTCTAATTCAAATTCGTTTAATTCTTCTTCTTGCTCTAACTCATCTTCAGTTGGTTCTTTCAATGCGGCGAGAATTGCATCCACATCATCTATTTGTTCTGGTTCTTCTTCTGGTATTTCTTCTGTAGGTTGTCCTTCTGGCGCCGGGGGTTGTTCACCCGCTGGAACTTCTTGTGGAGGTTGTCCTTCCATTCCTGGTGCAGTCGGTGGCATTGGTGGTTGTGCTGCTTGCTGCTCTGCCACCATAAGTTCACCCATACGTTGTGCATCTTCCATAATTTTTTCGTATTCTTTCTTAGCATCGGATTCAGAAAGTTCAAGAATATTATGGTATATCCAATCACGTGACAAGAATTTACTTGTTGCAATACTGTTTGCCAACATAATCTTTTGCGTCCACAAGGTAATTTTTTCTTGTTCGTAGACAATTGATGGACTGGTCATTTGCAGTTCAAAGTCAACTAAATCTTCATCAGTAAATCCTTGAACATATAAGTGGATGATTGCAATCTTAGTAAGTTCTGACACCATAATACGTTGAATACGTTCGATAGTACGTGCGAAACGAACGTCTTGTGCTGCCAACGATGCCTTCCCACTATTATCTTGTTCGTACCCAAGGAATGACTTCGGTACCTTAAATGCTGCCATTAACTTGTTACGGAGGTATTCGATGTCTTCAATAGCGTTAAATTGAAGGCCTGGTAGATTGGTAATATCTGTTCCAGAATCCTTACCACGAACTGGAAGATAGAAGTCTTCCGTGATGTTCATCATATTGTAACGAAGATTATAATCACCAGTCTTTGGGTCAACCAGCGGTGTCTTTTTCATACGGTCAATGATACGTTGCATGTGTGTATCGATTTCTGCCGGAGG